ATAAGTTAGTATCTAAAAACGTCTATCGTTACTCAGGCCCATTTCGTCAAATTTGAAGGGGATTTTTTGTGAATTTTGTATATTGATTTATTCTACGGACTTGCTCCGCAATAAAAAAGAAGCCCCGGCGTGATACCGGGGCAATGTGACATATTTTCCTTTTTTGACCATAAGAGGTGTGCTTAATTTTCTTAGTTCCTTGCCTTAAAGGCATTATTTGATGTATACCTTGCCATCGTAATAAGCAGCCATCCAACCGCTCGGTGCTTTCATCCAGATATCGTTTCCGACATTCCGAACTTCCTGGCACGTTACGACCGTTCCTGCATCCAGGCAGCCATCATTGTCCTTATCGTGTTTCTGGCCGTCAGCCGTCAACTGCGAATGTTTCTTTGCGCTGTAGTTTGTTCCTGGACCCGTACGAACTTTCAGTTCTACCTGCAAAGTGTGCTCATGTCCAGCAGTGTAAGACGGAGTGTTCTTTTTTTCCGGAACACTGGCTGCTGTCTTTCCGTTGTAAGCAGAAACCAGCTTGCTCTTAGATACCGGTCCGTACTTGCCGTCCTGCTCCAAACCGTAAAATGCCTGGAACGCAAGCAGCGCTTTCTCTGTGTCTCCGCCAAAAGAACCGTCTACTCCGGAACTTCCGCAGGAGAATCCGCAACCGATCAGCATTTTCTGCATTTCTTTTACTGCGTCCCCGGAATCGCCTTTCTGGAGATAATTTCTCACATTAACCGTTCCGGATGCAGATGCTGTCACTCCGGTGTAACGGTACACATGAATCCACGGCTTATTGTAATAGCTGCGGATGCAGATTTCTCTACCGGTCTGATCTCCAGACTTTCCTCCTGTGACCGTTCCTTTCTCGTTGATACTTGCGTGCACCAGTTTACCATTTCCGCAGTAGAATGCTGTGTGTCCATTTCCGAGCAGGACATCTCCACGGATCATTCCGCTACCGGTTGCCAGATCCACGGATTTTACAACATCCTTGAATCCGATTTTTGGCAGAACCTCCGGCATGTTGCCTGTATAGGTTGCTCCGCTTGACTTTGCCGGGATTCCGGCCTCTTCCAAACATCTGATTACCAGCCCGGAACAATCGTAATTCGGTTTGCCCCAACGGTCTACCTGGTCGTAACCGTGTGAATCGTCCAGGGCGATTGCCTCTGCTCTTGCTACTGCATTTTCAATTTTGCTCACTTTGTTTTCCTCCTTCTTCTGATTCTGGTAAATCTTTAAATACTGCTCCCCGTAAGAAGCCCTTGTTTTCTTCACTGCCGAACCGGTATTCGTCGGAGCCTCGAACTTAACCAGAAAGATATCAGACGCTTCCTGTACTGATGTCGCTGTCTGTAATACCTTCCAGACGCTCTTATAGCTCTTCTGCAATTCGCTCAGCATATACTCCGTCTGCGCCTTCGCATCTCCGATGGACACTCCTCTGGACTTGACCAGATCGTAAAGGCCGGCCTTTCTTCCGGCAGATGTCCACTGGCAGAATCCGTAACCGTACTGCCTGGAATCTCCCAACGGATGCAGGAACAACGCTCTCGTTATCTTTCCGGAGTCTACTGCTTCCGTGTAGGTATCGTCCGTGTATTTATAGTTCAATTTCTTCTCACAGAGATTTTCCAGATTCCGGGGATTCGCTCTGGATTCTGCGTAAATATTCCCCACAGCCGCACATGCACCATATATCGTGCAACCGGCAGCCATCAAAGCGTCAAACAAAATATCTGTGTATGTATTCCGTTCTATTGCCATTTGTAAATTCTCCTTCATTCACAAAAAGGGGGCAGGGATTTCTCCCCACCCGGTCATAAGTATGTGTCCTCTTCTGGGTCCATCTCATCATCATCTTTCGGATGCAACTGTCCCATCTTGTCCATCAGCAAAAATGTCAACGGAACGAACACCGCAAACAAAATTACCAACGGCCAGAAGATTCCTGCCATCAGCAGCACCACCAGCAAAAGCGGATAATTCGGCTTGCTTGGCTCATAGTACATGCCATTGTCCTGGCAGTACAGCTCTTCGTCTTCATCTTCCATCCGGCACAATATCCGGATGCCCCAGATGTAGACCGGCTGACACAGCAAAATCCCCAAAAGGTACACCAATAGGATTTTTAAGCCCATAGCTCCTCTCTCCCTTCTCCGATCAGTTCTGAGAGCCATTTACCTTCCCATCATCCAAAAGGTCCTTAACTTCCTTGAACCACCAGTCAATAATTTTCAGCAGTACCTCTTCGGACATGATTACCTGCAACCACTTAGGCAGCAATCCTCTTGCCTGCTGTACTACCCATTTCAGTTTCTGTTCTCCCTGGCCGGACTCTTTGTAGATATGTTCAGCGTGCAGGAACAGCTTGTACACCTCTTTCCGGATGCCATCCAGTCCCTTCGCTTTCGCATACTGATATACGACCACTGCTGTCACAACGACCAGCACTGCAATCACCAGAATCAGAACCGGAATCGGCACCTGGCTTAAAAAATTCAATAATTCCATAGAATCAATCCTCCTGTTATACTTTGTAATCTCTTGATAGTTCCCTGTAGCGTTTTTAATTGTTTGAATGGGGAAATTATTGCCTATACGCTATAAAGGCGAATATCGGGCAAATACAGCCTTCCATTTCATTCCCCTGCGATATGGTTTACTCCCTGCCTTGTCAGAAAGTTCTCCAGATCATGTTTCTGCTCCAGCTCATAGTCTAATGCGGCGTGCATGTCCCCGTTGCACTTCGCATCCGGGATTCTCTGTACTGCTTTGGCTGTTGCCTCCGACAAACAAAGAGAACCGTCAAGAGCTTTCAGCATCATGTACTGTAACTCCTCACGGTTCTTCTCTTTGTCATCCTGTTCTTTTTGTCTGCGTGCCCGTTCGTCTTTCTCCGCTTCTGCACGTTCCTGGATCCGTCTTTCCAGTAACCAGAAACAAAATGCTACGATGGCAGATGGCACACCGGCAGCTATCAATAACTGCATTGGTTTCTCCTTTCTGATTTTACTTCGGATTTTCAGAACTAATCTACTTCCGTGGCTCTGCTCGTATCCGCATAGGCTGTCCCTCCTTTGCTCTCAAATGTTATCTCATCATCGTCACAGTCTGCATACTTCCGGCACGCATACTCAACAATGTCAAGATCTGCCTCTATTTCTTCCAGGCTCTTTGTCGGTGTTCCCTTGACCAGAAATACCAGGTCATAGATTGCCGACCAGAGCTTTGAGATAATCTGTAGCTTTGTCATTCTCTTTCTCTTCTCTCTTCCTTCTTCCGGAATAGGTGGTAATGTGGCTTCTCTTCTCCGAAAAATACCCAGCGAATATAATCGTCCAAGATAATTCCCAGTGCAGACAAAAAGAACCATAATGCCGTGAACTGAGGGCATATCTGACCGAGGATATTTCCAGGCATATTGCTATAGTCCCACATACGCAGACCGAGCCATACGTTCAGAACCAGTCCGAACAGAAATTCTATTGCCGTGATCCCTGCCGCCGCAACTAACTGTTGCAAAACCAGTGGCATGCACCGGTTCTTCTCATTGATTGCACCGCAGATAGTGAAGCACAGGCCTCCGCAGATTATCATTGCCGTGAATGAATAGCCACGGAAGTTAATTTCCAGCAAATAATAAATGCTCCCTCCGAAAAGAAAGAGCATTGGATATTTGATTATGCTTTTCATTACGAAATACCTCCGGATGCCAGAATCTTCATGTAATCTTTCAGAACCTCGTTCTGGAACTCTTCCGGAATCTCAGCTCCCCACTGGATCTGCTCCAGATCACTCGCTTTCTCTGCTGACTTGATCCACATGTTGACCGCATTGCAGTAGGTTGTGTTGTAGGACACATAGAACATTGCCCGGTCAACGATTTTCTGCATATCTGCGGCTGTGAAATACTTACAAGGCTGACCGTCTTCGTGGTATTCCAGCTTTTCCTCTCCTGCCAGCAACTGCATTTTCTTTCCGAAAAGATTCAGCTGATCTTTTTCCGTCAAGCTGAAATGCTCTGTACCGGTCGAAATTTCTACATCGATTCCTGCATATATTGTCTTCTCACATGCCTCGCTTGCATTGCTGTAGGCCTGCATACGCAATTCCTCCAGACTGTATTTGTCTGCCAACTCTCCCTGTGTAATCTCTTCTCCTTTGTTGTACCAATAGTCGAAGTCCTCCGCAATGGATTCCTTTGAGGCTTTCTCTCCGGTCACAGCAAAATACACTTCATCTGCTGTGTACGGAGTCCCTTTACCGGCTCCGCCATCTTCCGTTTCCTGCTTCTGAATGTTCTTCCGCAAAAATACGTCTGCCACGCCGGAGCTTCGCAGGTAATATTCCATGCTTTCAATTTGTTCTGTGCTGCATATTACTGTCAACATGCCAATGCCTCCTTTGCTCTGTTTCTTTTACTGAGATAACTCAGTCTTCTTTTGCAATATTTCTGTAATTCCTCAATTCCATATTTCTCCATGAACTGATGCAGGTTGCTATTCTTAAACCAACCGTAATAAGATACTGCTCTCTGTGCCATTCTCTGAGTTACTTCATGCCCTTTCATCAAATAAGTTTTGACCTTCTTAAAAGCTCTCCTGCCTTTTAGAAAAATATGATCTCTCAACACTGTGCAGTTTCTCTTGTACACGTATCCTGCCAAATCCGCCGGGCAACCGTGGCTCACTCCATATTTGTCCTCGTACTCGACATAATAGAACCTCCATGATTCCTTAAATTCCAGATGCAGTTTTCTTTCCAGACACTGTTGTATTTTTCGGAATGCCATCATAAGATACTTCCGATTAGAGCCACTCAGAAATACATCATCCATGTACATTGCCTGGTGGCTCAACAGTCGGACCTTGATCAGGCCGTTTCTCCTTGACCTTCTGGTAACGGTCAATTCACTTTCTGCATAGTGATACAGATAGCTCATGTAGTAATTCGCCAAATCTTTCGAGATAACCGAACCGACAAACAAACCTTTGTCTTTCTCTTTCATTATCAACAACAGTTTTCTTGTCAACCACAGCAATGGTTTATTCTTATAGATATCCCTTTCTAGCATTGCTATCAGCACATCAATGTCTATATTCTGATAGCATTTCCGGACATCACACTGAATCGCTACTTTCGTTCCCTGCGGATCTGTCCGAATCCATTTCTCAACTCCTTTTTTCGTATAGAGCTGACCTCTGCCTTTGATGGATGCACACTGCCATGTTCCGAATTTCTTCTCAAACAATTCCTGCAGTCCAAGGTCTGCCAGATGGTCAAATATCTGGTGCTCATACGATTCTATTTCTAAGTTCCTTTCTTTCTGTTTTGCCCCTTCAATGACCGTCCTTGATACAGTCGGCGGCAAACTCAATTCTCTGTTCATCAATCTGTTATTTAATTCCAGTGCCAGATTGTGCACTGCTCCATCAAGCATATGCTTATTTCCAGTTTTCAAGAGCTTTAGAATCTTCCCAGGCGTATACTCGCAATGTCGGGAAAGCAGATTCCGTATATCCCGGCGTTTCCACTTTCCCTTAAAGCAATTCCGTATCGCCAGCTCCATCATCGAAATATCTTCGATATCTACATTCTTACAATACGTCTTCATCTATGTAAATTTCTGAATACTCCTTCTGAATCTCAAGACCTTTCGGTTTTACTACTAAGCCCACTCCGTACCCACTGTGTTACGAAGTCCGGTTGCCCGGTGCTGGTTCGACAATTTTGCACACGTGCAGGATGCTTTTCAGCATGCCGGATCAGTTTCAGATGCTGTCCGGCGAAGTACGGCATACCTCGAATAATTATTCAGAGTGACGAGCCGAGATGTTCCAGTTGCCGTTACCGAGCCAATTGTTCAGATTGGCAATCCGCAACCCGGCATTCGACCTGTTCCTCAGGTTGCCGAGCGACAGGAACTCCCCGGATACCGTAAATCCCTATATCATACATTTATTAGTTACAAAAAATTATAAGGGGCGATCCCCTCTTTGGGGCTACGCCGCCAAATTCACCCCCATAGACGATGCCCAGTCTACGACTGATCCTCGTCTTCCAGTGAGAGAAGGACGAGCCGAGATGTACCAGAGGCCGCCACCGAGCCAACCGTCCAGACCGGCAATCCGCAACCCGGCATGCGACCAGTCCCACAGGACGCCGAGCGACAGGAACTCCCTTGTGCCGTTGGCACGAGTTCCTGTATGTACCGCATCCCCAAATCGCTTATTACTATCTCCACCGTACTCCGAAGCCATCCTAATGTGTGGGAAGTTGACATCAAAACCAAGGTTTTTGATATACTTCCATGCATTTCCGGAATCCGGAATCACATACCCCAGTTTCTTGTAATGCTCATTGATTGCGGTAGCAAAATACTTGCAATCGTAACAGGTGTAAATTTCCTGCTGGTACGTGTCTGCCTCTGCATCATAAACACCGTTCAGTATCACGTCAGAACGCACCACATACTGTCCAAGTGCAAACTCGATACCAAGGAACTTGAACGGCTCTTTTCCATTCGTATTGCTGTATGGCGATCCGCAAGTTCCCTTGACCTTATCCGTTGAACCGGTATACCACGGCATAGTCGAAATACATGTAGTTGCAGACGTGTTAAACGTCACTCCTCCATTATCAACATATAATGCGTAATTTCCAGAATCATCATCCAATGCCTCAATCTTCGTTACTTTGACACGATTTGCGAGGTTGTGCATATAAGACTGACCTCGGTCTTTATTCGTACTGCTTCCCATCTCCCCAATAGATACGCAGCATCCGATTGGAAAGTATTCTGCCTGCTTTTTGGTCAAAATGATTCTTTCAACATTCTCTTCTGCAACTGCCGCCATATACTGGTCGGCAAATCCTGTACATCCTACCATGACAGCCTGTGAGTTCATATTTGCAAATACGATCATGAACAGTGTTTCCCAGATTTCTGCATCTGAGCAAGTCTCTCCGCAATACTGGTCGCCACGCTTCCGGAAGGTTGTAATCTGTCCATTATGTGACACATTGTATGCCGGGGCGAATCCAGGAAGTGAATAATACGAGCTGTTAAAATTGACGGCTTGGTACTTCGGGATCAACACATATGGTCTTACCGATCCATCTGGTCTAATCGCTGCTGTGTACGGGATGAAAGGAAATCCCGGATACTCAGATTCTCTCCACGAATCCGTAACCGAAATTTTTGTACCTTTCTTTCCAAGTGGTCCCATAATTCCAACCGTATCGATAATTGTCCGAATGTACCCTGTTTTGAGGGCGATACATACATCTCCCTTTGTTCCGTCTGTCCGGAACTCCGGTTCTCCTTTGACTGCCGTAATATGAAGCTCTCCACCTTCATCTGCATAACCGTTACACTCAACCGGTTTAAACAGTGGAATTTCATCATAGGGGTTCTCATTCCTCACTGCGTTTGTAGACGGAACCGGTGTTGCGACATCTGCGTTGTCGTCTTCTTTCGTGCCAGTGCAGACCATTGTTTCATCTGCATCCTCGAAAAACACAGAATACGTTCTTCCATCATAATTACGGAACATCATTGGATAGCAATCATCCCTTACGGATGCCGCCGCCTGTTTCGCCTCTTCCGCCTGCGTCAGTGCTTCCTGCGTTGCTGCTTTGGCGGCTACTGTTGCCTGATTTGCATTTTCAGTCGCCGCATTTGCTGCTGATGTCGCCTGCGCAGCCTGTTCTGTAGCATCCGATGCATTTTTTACTGCCGCATTTGTTTTCTTTGTAGCATCATTTGCATTTGTTGTCGCAGTCTTAGCCGCTTCTGCCGACTGATTTGCTAAAGACGTTGCTTCTGTTGCAGATTTCGTAGCTGCCGATGCATTGTTGGCTGCTGTATTCGCTGCCGTTACAGATTGCTGGATCGCTGAGTCAATCTGTTTTGCAGAATCAACGACATTCTGTAAAGCTGTCTGCTGTGTTTTACTGGTCTCTGTAGCTTTCTCGATTGCAGTCTGCTGTGTCTTACTCTCAGACGTAGCCTTTTCTGTAGCAGTCTGCTGTGTCTTTCCGGCTGCGGTAGCTTTCTCGATTGCATCCTGCTGATCTTTACCATTGGCGATTGCCGTAGTCAGATTCTGCAATGCAGCTTTGACTTCCTCAGACTTCGTGTTGATAGATTTTACCTGCTCCTGCATGGTAGCCACCGACTGATTGACTGACTCTTTGATACTGTTGTAGCTTTCATTTTCCTCGTGAATCTTCTGCATGCAGGAGATAAAAGCTCCTCGCACCTCTTCTCCATAGACCGCATTTCTAAGCTGATCTATTTCCTGGGAAATATCTGCCATTTACTCCACCTCCGTTTCCTCGGTAATATGCTCTGCTGGAATTTCTGCCGGTACTACTTCCGGCTGGCCAGTCTCTTCTTCTGATTCTGCATCTTCCGAATTTTCAAAAGCCTGGATTAAATCTGCTTTCTCTTTCTCAAAAGATTCCTGCATTTCTTTCATCTTTGCTTCGTAGTATTCTTCCGTCTTCTGCTTGTGATCGTCCACCGTAGATGCAAGCTCCATGTAAGCTTCATTCCGATATTCGAGCAAAATCCCTTGCAAAATGCTGTCAATCATAAACAGCGGAAGTGGGAAAGCTCGAATCAAGTTTCTCACTCCCAATGTGATTGTCTGCTTAGCATCCGCATAATACTCCTGTGCCGTTGTTTCTGGTTTTGTCACTTCTACCGATTTCTGATTATCCATTGGTAACCTCCTTTGCTTTTTCAAGAAGAGCTAAGACCTCCTCTTCTGTGAAAGTCTTAGCTTTTTTTGCTGTTACTATTTCTGACTGCTCATTTTTCCGGATATTGCTCTGTTGGTTTTCCGGAACCCTATATTCTGCCATGTAATCTCCTTTCTTAACCATACCAGGTTCCTTTTATAAGGATCCCGTTTTTAAACTGCATCAGACAGTTGCTGGACCATTGCCCCGCAGTACCATCACTATTCATGGATATAATTTGGACAAATCTCAGCGTTCCGTTGATTGATCCGTCTGGCCATGAAACATTTCGTAATGTCCAGTTATGCATATCAATATCGCAACCAGCATGTAATCTTCCTGCTGTGTAATCGCTCCATCCTTTGTTTTTCTGCACATATGTCCATTTCATTGTGTATGAGCTTGCTCCGGAATAATCCTGCGCCGCCCAGGTCATATAAGCTCCTGGCCACTCCAAGTCAAAGTTAAGACCTTTCTTTGAGTTGTCACTGTTCAGCGTATTGGTTCCAATTTTTCCGACATAATAACCGTCTCGCCAATAATGGCTTCCATTCTGGTCGAATACCGCACGCTTCTTGGAGTTCTCTACTCCGTAATTGTAAATAGCAATTTCTCCTGGGTTGATCTGCACGTATTTTGAGTTTTTATTGAAAGCTATAATCACGTTGTTGTAATACTGCGTGATGTAAGAACCCATATCACCTTTGCTTACCTTTGAGGTGATGTTATTGGCATTGACCTTGATAGATGCTGTTAGCTTTTCTTCAGCCCCTTGTGCCCTTGTTACTTCTGCAGTGATGGAATCTTTCAAAATTGAAAGTTGCGACTCTGCATATGTGTTCAAGTAACCTAATATTTCCACGTCTGTGATGTAGACGGTCGTATTTGCAACATAGTTATAAAAGTACGTGTAAAAATACGACGGTGTAGCATATGAAGTAAACTCGAACTGTTTCCAGTTACTGCTCAGCTCTCCGGCAGCGGTGTAGAATGTCTTTCCGTCAATGGTTACTCGTATCCGTGCTTTTCCGGAATCTTCCGTATCACAAGCAGCTTTGAACCTTACAGTCACTTTCCCTTTTTTCGCCCACGGTCTCTGATACCATGAGAGGCTATAGGTCGAAGTATTATTCTCTATCTTCGCACAGCTTTTCCCAGAAAAGGTAGTCTGCGTTATTTGTGCAGCACTACTTCTATTCCATCCGGTAAACTTATCAGTGCTATCCGAAAAATTCCCATTGCTGCAATAATTGTGCAATGAGTTTTCGTATACTTCGGACACAGTTGCAGATACTTTCCCGACTTCGACATCCAGTCTTGCATCGATATCGTCCAACAGTTCCTGCATATCCCTCAAACACCGGATATCCGTTACATACAATACGCTTCCGGAATATCCGTATACCGTCACAGCTACAGACTTTGCAGCTTTCGTGATCTTGACCTCTTTGCTGTATGCATGGTATTCATCAGCTTTGTATCCGCTCAGATACGCTGTACTTTTGTTCTCCGAGAATCCGTACTGAATATAGGCCGGTCTGTACCTTGCCCCTTCCGGATATGCAGCTTCCACAGCAATCTTGTAATTGCCAGCTTCTAAGGTTCCAAGATTCTGCGTCAATGTGATCGAACCAGTCCCAGAAAATGTCAGTTTGAACGCATTCTTGTTTAGGAACTCAGCTTTTTCGACTTTACAGATTCCTGTTGAGCCGGATAAGTTGAACTTACTGAGATTCAGCGTTTCTTGTTCTCCTCCAGCAATGTAATTCTTCCTGGCAACCGTTTCCTTTACACTTCGTACAGATAGCGAAATCTTATTCTCCAGGTTGGAAATGGAATTCTCAATCTCCTCTCTGGCTACTCTGACTTTATTATCAGCATGATTCTTCGCCGCTGTCTCGCTCTCTGATATCTTCGTTTCTACCGATGTCCGGTATCCGGCATCCAGCGATTCTGTCTTGACGGAATTTACCAGAAGCATCTCCCCATTGATTTTTCCATCCATGGTCAATGCCACTCCGTCTATCGGTCCGTCATACCCCTGGCTGTAATGAGCAAAACCGCCAAGTCCCCATCTCCACAGATTCTTGGCTTTGTTCTTATAATCCACATCATCAGCAACGATGAACTCATTCGGAACGTGTACTGCATATCCACTGGCTACCTGTTTATTTATTAGGTCCTGTGCGCTTCTGAGAGCCTCCTGCAAGATTTCTGTCTTACTTGGCAAGGATTTTATTGTCTCTTCCATTTCAGCCGTACTCTGGCGGTTTGACGAGGTGTAGGACTTAGCACTCGTCTCATCACCCAACGTAACGGTGTTGTTCTTGAAGCTGGTAATATACACTTTCTTCTTTGTCAGCGGAAATTCCCGGTCTAAACCGTTCGGTGCGGAAACACACTGGATCATGTTGCCGATCTCAAATCTCTGGAAAGCTTCATCCGTCAGATTTAAGTCTATCGCTTTCAGCTCCAGTACCATCTTCTCAAACTGTACCGACTTCAAATATTCCTCGGCCTTTTTCTTTAAGTTCTCTGGAACTGTCACATCGTCCCAGGTTACAGTCTTGTAAATCTTGCCGTATTCTTTCACTGCGTTATCGTCTGTGACATAATCCACGCCACCGTTGACGCTCGCAATGGTTCTTCTCTGTTCAGAGATTGCCTCTAGTGCCGGGTCCTGCTCATCTTCATCCAGCTTCGCTCCCAATGGGATAATACACGTTGCCAGGTCCGAAGCATCCATGTTCTTTGAGAAGTCCAACAGGTTCTTCCCAAACCGGATGCCCTGCGTGTTCCTGGTGTAATAGTCTTCATCTGACAGGTAATCTAGGATTCTCAGACCGTCCTCATGCCGGATAACCAGATGTCCTCCAAGTCTGCTCGTCAGCTTCTCTTTGAACGCCGTTCTTGTGTCCTCGTAATTGGAATACCGGTACAGTGAATCATTAGAATCCTTTACCGTTACCCTGCCGACAACGAACTGCTTTCTCTCTTCTACCTGTGCATTATGAATGTCTATCAAATCCTGCACATACGCTTTGACCGAAATATTATGATAAACCTTCGGTCTCTGGATGCTGTCGCACAAAAAGGCAAGTTCTCCTTCGACGAAGACTTTCTTTGTTCCAGAAAAATCTTCATCATCGTAGAGAACTCGCCCATAAAACTCCGGCTCATCATCCCGGTAAATCACAATATCTGTTGTCAGCTTCGTAACCTTGTCATAGTACGGGTGTGTCGGAAACACCTTGAAGGTTGCCGAACCGTTGATGTTATCCCCGATTTCAAAATACGGATTTCCGCCAACGGTCAGTGCCTTTACCCTGGCATCGTGAATCGTGTACTCCTTGCTGTCCACATAGGCTTTAATCGTATACATCTACAGCATCCCTCCTCTGTGAATCAGCGTGACTTTGCCCGTTCCCTGGAAGTAAAGGTCATTCACTCCCTTGTACAGAACAATGTCATACATGATATTCTCGCCAGTATATATCGTATAGGTTGAATTACGATACCTTACCTTCATTTCCGCATTGGAAACAATTCTGAGCGTTTCGTTATGAACCCAACCGTCCAGGCTGACTTTCTGCCAACCGGAGCCAGAGCTGATCGTGATGTCTGAGGTGTTACGGATAACGCCATTGATGAAGCTGAACGTATCCCACTTCCAAGGCTCATCCGAAGAATCCACGCTGATTTTATACGGCTCGCATTTACAGCTTATAACAATCTCCGCCGTTACATCGTTATTCTTCTCTGTCTCTATCTCACACCTGCCGGTATAATAATATCCCTTGTCGGTGTCAAGGATGATTCTCTTCGAGATTCCCTGCAAATCAGAAGCGATCTGGCTTAACAGACCGCTCCATCTTTCATAACTACAGTTTCTTGCCCCGAATGTAAATTTCAAGGTCCGCATCTCATATTTTACGCCGCCGTTCTGAGCTTCTGAGAGGTCCAGGTCCCCGTTCATGCCGGGGACGCTCACATACTCTGTCTTTGCTTTCGGTATGCCGATAGCAATCTTCTTGAGTCTTAAGCCCCAGTCCCGGAACGAATGCGTCTCATCAAACGTAATGCCTACTCCCGACATGATTAACCTCCTCTCTTCTTGTGTGTATCAATTCTTGCCATGTTTTCATCGACAATCGGTGTTGTTGTATCTCCAACTTCCCTACCGTCCAAATCTACATGAACGTGTGTCTCTCCGGTAATCTCTACCGTTGTGTCTCCACTCTCGAAGACGCCTTGCTTTTCTTTCTCGACTTTGTATGTTGTGCTGACCTTCTTATCAACAGCAATCTTTCCGGTTTCCACATTAACCGCCGTCTGCATCCGCTTTCCAAGACTGGCCATCTCATCATCCATCTGCTTATACAGGTCTGGCATCTCGGCTTCAATACCTACGCCGATACCAGGCGGAATCCACTTACCAATCTCATCTGCAAAGACTTTGGACGGGGAGTGAATACCTAATGCTCCCTTAACACCGTCTACGATGCCGGAGAAGAAACTCTGCACCTGGCGTCTGAACCAACCGGCCGCATTACAGATTCCGTTCCATACACCCATCACGATGTTGTAGCCTACATTCGCCATCTGGGACGGCAAGTTCGCTACGCCATTTATGACGGCACTGCACAAATCAGATGCTGCCTGTCTTCCCTTCGCTACCATATCGGAACCCCACTGGATTACCTTCTGTAGCGTATTACTTAACCAGGTCCAGATTTTTCCTGGCAACTGGGAGAAGAAATTGACGATTGCATCTATCGTGTTAGAAGCTATCTCCTTCGCTTTCTGTAGGGTGTTGGAACCCCACGTTACCAGCTTATTAAAGGCATCAGTCAGCCAGTTCCAAATCTTGCCCGGCAATTCGGAGAAGAACTTCACAATGTTGTCTATACAGTTGCTTGCTATCTCTCCGGCTTTCTGGAGCATCTGACTTCCCCATTCAACCAGTTTGTTGTAGGTGTTTACCAGCCAGTTCCAGATTTTCCCCGGCAATTCAGAGAAAAACTTAATGATGCTATCTATCATCTGAGGAACATTCGTTGTGATCCAGTTAATCACATTTGCTCCCCATTCAATCAGCGTACCAATTACAAAGCCTATCGCATAACCGATTTTGTATGGCAGGTCCGTAAAGAACTGCACAATCGAATCAATAATCTGCGATACTACCTCAGATGCCGTTTCCAGCATGGAAGCTCCCCACTCAGCAAAACTGTCTGCTAGTGAGCTAATCGCATCTATGATTTTTCCTGGCAATTCGGAGAACCACTCAACAACAGAGTCAATGAATTCTCCTATGCTATCCAGGACACCAGAGCCCCATTCAGCGATAGCCGAACCAAGTTCGCTCAGCTTATCCGGTATGCTCTGGAAAAATTCTACAATCTGGTCCCAATGTTCCTTGATGAGAACAATCGCCGTTGCTACCGCAGCTACAATTCCAGCTACCGCCGCCGCAACCAGTGCAGGTGCTCCAAGGATAACAGCCCCGACAGCCGCCAGTGCAATACCGACTACCATCAGAACCTCTTTTATGGCACTGAAACCATTTACAAACATATCTACGAAATTGGTAACTGCAAGAATCGCTCCTGCAATGATAGAACCAATTCCGGCTATTGATGAACCGAACTCTGCAAAGAATCCGATTGCCTTCTGAACTGATCCTCCGATAGAGGAGAAAATACCTGCAACCTTCGGGAACTCCAGTTCCAGAACTTCCATCAGTGTTCCGGCTCCGCCCTTCCAGAGTGCGAATCCTTCTACAACTTTTCCGATTACTCCAACCAGTCCGGAAACTCCGCCTTTCAGTGTGCCAAGCACCTTGAACAGAGATTTTACAGAGGACAGAACAGAACTTGCAACGCTCAGAGCTGCTATGGACGCCGCAATCACGCCGATTGCATATCCGACAGCCTCCAGCACATTCGGGTCTGCTCCATCAATCACACCGAACAGGTCAGAAACCACATCTACAATTCCCTGGATAATCGTACTTGCCGTATCGATGAATCCATTAAGGAACCCTTCTATCAGTGCAGATACGCCCGGAAATTCTTCACTCAGCCCCTCGCAGAATCCGGCTACGAAATCTTTTGCAGCCCGGATGATAAGCGGCAGATTTTCTTGTACCGCCTCGCCAAGTTTACTCAGCATTTCACCGAAAGAACGGCCTATCTCCTCGGAATGGTCGCTTAATGCCTGCAAAAATTCCGTAAACAAATAAATACCGGCGGACCACATATCCCCGGCAACATTCAGAATCGCTTTTACAAGCTCAGCAACTACAGTTGCTCCGGCCTCTGCAAATTCTTCCTGGTGGTCCATGATGGCATTTATGAACGTACCTACCAGGTCCTCTGCAACCCCTATCAATGTAGGTGCTGCCTCCATAGCCATCTGTGCCAGCTCAGCGAGTGAATTTCCAAACGCCTCAATCAGACCGTCAAATCCTTTTTCCGCCATGGCTTCATTCATATCCTCTACCATGCTGGTAATGACTTTGACCGTTTCTTTCATCGGTTCCTGTACTTCTTCGTACAGGGCAATACCTACAGATTCCAATGCACTCTTGCAGAGTGTGATTGCTCCCTGTAGGTTATCATTCATGGTGTCTGCCATTTCCTTGGCCGCACCATCCGCATCGTAAATAGAATCCGTCAACTTCTGGTAGTCTTCATCGGACGCATTCACGATAGCCAGCAATCCACTCATAGCCTCCTGGCCGCCGAGTGATGCTGCAAGCTGTGCTTTCTGTGCTTCTGTCAGGCCTGCAAATCCAGAACGCAGGTCATTCATAATCTCTTTTAGAGACTTCATGGAACCGTCACTGTTCGTCAGTGAGATTCCTAACTGGTCCATAGCCGCCTGTACTTCTTTGGTCGGCTTCGCCATTCTCGTAAAGATGCTTCGTAGAGATGTACCGGCCTGGCTTGCCTTGATTCCGGAGTTCGCCATCAGACCGATTGCCGTAGCACAGTCTTCAACGCTGAATCCTAAGGCTCCGGCTACGGGGGCAACGTACTTGAACGTCTCGCCCATCATTCCTACGTTGGTATTGGAATTGGATGCTGCCTTTGCCAGCACATCTGCAAAATGTGTAGCATTGGAAACTTCCTTCGAGTACCCGTTTTTGATGATGGTTGTTGTTCCGTCTGCCGCCAGTCCGAAGGCAGTCATCGCATCGGTAACAATGTCACTCGTCGATGCAAGGTCTTCCCCAGACGCTGCCGCCAGGTTCATAATACCTTCAATACTGTTCAGCATATCTCCGGTTTTCCATCCGGCCATCGCCATGTACTGGAAAGCCTCGGCACTTTCTGTGGCACTGAACTTCGTCTTGGCGCCCATTTCTTTTGCCTTATCAGCAAGCTGCTGAATCTCTGTAGCCGAAGCACCGGAAATTGACTGGACCTTACTCATTCCTGCCTCAAAGTCAGAACCGACCTTGATTGCAGCCGTACCAATACCGGCTACCGCTGTTGCGGCACCGGCCAGAATAGTAGTGGTAGCCTTAATCGCTCCGCTCGCCATTCCAGATAATTTGCTTAGTCCGCTCTGGAAACCGGAACTATCTATGCTGGTGTCAAATTTCAGCGTACCATCATAGCCCATGTTCTCACCTCAATTCTTCGGCTCAATCATCGGCTCATAATGGCACTACTTGATTTGTTTTCCGTCTTTGATTTTTAATTCAAAACGGGCATGACAATTTCTCCCTTTACAGGAGACCATCACGCCCGAACACTCCGCCGTCTCTTCAAAAAACAACGGCATTTTATATTTACACTCCGGGCATTCCACCCGTATCATTTTCTTCTTTACATCTTCAATAGCCAGTCACCTCCTACAGCAGTCCCGTAAGGTCGCCGCCATTCATGAGGGCTTCTGCTATTGCATCTACCTTCTCTTCCTCATCAGCAGGCAACGGTAAAGCATACAGTTCTTTCTTCCTGCGGTAGAAGTCTCTCTGCTCCTTCGTCATGGTCGCATCAATGTCTACGCTTCGATACTCCATAATCTTACTGAACTCCAGGTCAGAGGACAGCGTTCTTAGTAAAGCCTTAAACTTCCACCAGTGCAGATATTCAATATCCTGTAGGTCTATGTGATACTGCGTCAGAAACGCCGAATAGATGTAATCATCGTCATGCTCAAAAGAATAAATCCTTTGCACTCCCGTCGTTCCTTCTACTGCTCCGGCTCTCTTCTCACGCCATCGTTTACCACCGGCATAGAACCACAACAACCCATCCACCGCAGCATCCAGATTCTCCGGAATCTCCGGATATACCAGTTCCAGACCTTGCCTTGCTTTCTCAGCGTCCGAAAGATCCGGGTCCTGCATCATCATTTCAAACAGAATGAAGGTACGGAAGTTTGTTTCTATCGCATACTCCGTACCTTCAATCTCTACTGTTTCCGGAAGATAGTCTACAAGCATGTTGTGGTTCATGAATTATCACGCCCACTCGCATTACCGATTGGCGTTACTACTGTTCCGTTCTTGCCATGCTTATTTTTCTTACCTTCCTGGCGTCTCTGTGCCCGGTTCATGTTATACTTGTTGGTAATCGCATTTACCTGGCCTTTCATCTTACCAGCCTCAGAAGAAACAATTCCGAAAGCATCCATGCAGATTGCCAAGTTGTTTTTACCCTTGAACAGCTTTTCAGCCGTTCCGTCTCCGAATACCTCATCGAAGAAATTTTTCACGATTCCGCACATCTCCCGGATGCCATCCGCATTCGACAGCTCCGTATGCTTCTTGGATTCCTCGGCTCTTTTCACAACCTCATCCATGGATTTCTCATAAACCTCCATAGTATCTGCATCGAACAGATCTAACTCTAATTCCTGTCCACAAATTTTTAACATGCTCATATTACTTTACCTCCAAATTCTAAGCCGCAGCTTCTTCAAATGTCTTTGATTCTGTGTTGAAATATCCGTCAAGCGGATCGCCTACTGCATTGAGATTTCCACTCATGCTCTGTTTCTTCTCTCCAGATACGCCGCTCACTTCGGCGGATACCAGGAACTTTCTGGCCGCAAATGTGTTTGCAACCGGTGTAGATTCACTCTGCTTCTGGTCCCATAACTCTACTCTGCAATACTCAAATTCTGCATCGCTGCCGGTTAAATGATTTCTCCCTACATGGTACAGTGCATTGACCGCATCCTGGCTCTTAATGAGTCTCGCTTCAAACGGAAATACCGATGTGTAGGATACAACAGAGGAAGAGGAAGACGGCTCACACACATACTTCTCAGATTCGCTCTCTGCACCGAATGTTTCATCCAGAGTTGTGAAACCAACGCCCATCAGTACCCAGTTCGGCTTTTCAGATGTTCCGATATTCAGATAATCCGCAAACTGGTGTCTCTGTACCACTTCTCTTGCGCCACTTACATTACCTGCCATTTTTACTTGCCTCCTTAAAATACAATAATCGCAAGGAAATCTGATACCTTGCGTTCTTCATAGCTCCATCAAAGATATATCCAGGGGAAAGAACCTCTATCTCTTCTGCACACATTCCTTCCGGAAGCTCCGGGAGGTTGCCTGCCATGCTGTTCTCCTCTACCCAGTCCGCAAATTCTTCATAGAACGTGCTGTTCTCTATGTTCTGTACCCGGTCCATGCTGTAAAACTCCCTGGAACCGAACTGGAACTGATACTGCCGTTCCGAACTGCCGTCTACATATCTCTGGATTACCGGGTCGAATATCCCGGTCTCTATGGTGTACTCTACTGGGTCTGGCCCAAGGGCATCTACCCGGAATACACCGTCTTTCAAAAGAGGGCATTTCAGAAAATACTCTGTTATGCCCTCCAGTACACTATTTACTTCCATGTGACCTCCTAAATCTTATCTGCTCCTCGCAGAATGTCTTCTTTTTCAGCCACCTTCATTCTCTCAAACCAATGTGCTCCTCGGTTCGCATCATACGGTCTGGTGTCTGCTGTTCCGTAATACTGCATGGCAGCATACGGGGCAATGTAATCTACCTCTCCACTGCCTACATCCGTTCCCAGTTTGCCGGATTTTTCCAACATACCAGTCTGGAACGGAACCCTCGGACTGCACCTTCTCAGTACCTCCGAATCTACAAACATCTGCTTTCTGCTGAACTGAGCATTCCTTTTTGCCGCAAAATTCTGGTTCCAGGTCAGCTCCGCTTTCCCGTTCCCGGAATTGATGATTGAGCCTTTCGGAGTAGTGATCTTTTTCAGTGCCATCACGCACCCCCTATTCTCCAGTGCTTCGTCCTGTCGGTTCCTCTGATTGTATTGTCGGCATACTCTGTGACAGTCACAAAATCTTCATCGTGCTGTCTCAGCTTTGCCAGCTCCTCAATCGTCTCTTTCAGAATGATGCCCTGGCGGAAACTGAACGTATCGAACAACCACTGTCCGGCCACCACATACTGTCCTCGCACAATATAAGCTCCCTTCTGGATAGTCCAGTATCTCTCTGCCTCTTCATCTGACAGCTTCTTGTATTTTTCTTCGCTTATATACTGCTTTCCGGCTTCTACTGTCGCTGTGACCGGGATTCGGATTACGCATTTTGCCTTATCCCTACGGTCCGTGTCTGATACCGTCTCTCCCTTTGTTCCATACCACGAAACCCCCATGATTCTTGTCACACAGAGTTTTTCCCGGCGGTCTGCTCCAATTCTCAGATTAAAGATTGTCACATCACTGTTTGTCGTCATACTCTTTCACCCACCCCCTGTTCAGCAGTCCGGTGTTCGCCAGGTATGACCTCACAGCCCTATACATTTCATTATGCAACGCCGTATCATTCATGGCATCCGCATAGCTGATGGAATATCCATCGTTAGATTCCGACTTCACAACAGCTTCTCTCTTTTCGTTCTGCACTGCCACCGTATCAGCTACACAGCAGATTGCATCCTTGATTGAATCTACAATTGAACTCAGTCTTGCAATCCGGCCAAACGTAGCCTGGTTCACGAATGCTTCTGAAATATTCTCAACTCTCTTGAAATCATTCTCCGTTTTTATCTGCGTGCCACCGTAATCATTTTTGTAGTATGTGAAATCCACATACGGTCTTCTTACGTCCTCCTGGACCATCGAAACACCCCTTTCTGATAAATTGGTAGGCTGCAAAGAAAAATCAGCTATTCGCCGGGTTTACGCCCTCCTGCGTAGCTGAATCTTTTTTGCCGGTCTTCTTTTCTTTCGGAGAAGATGTGCCCGTTCTGACTTCCGGCTCCAGGCTTTCAAGCGAATAGCCCATGCTTTTGTAATATGCTGCCTTTCTTTCGGGAATCCGGCAGGAACTCCCGTCTTTCGTTGCTAAATACATAAGCTACCTCCTACTCAGTTTTCTTTGAGCCTTTGGCCGCCGGTTTCTTTTCTGAATCCTCAGAAGTCGGTGTAACTGCTCCCATTGTAGCCTGTGCCTGGATTGTAGCTTTCAGTTCATCGTTCTCCTTCTGAAGCTTAGTAATCTTCTTGTCTGCATCCTCCGCATACAGGGTAGCCTCTTCCAGTTTGGCTTTCAGTTCATCGTTCTCCTTCTTGAGCTTTTCAGCAGTCGCCTTAATGTTCTCCGGCTCGAACAGCACATTGTCATTCTCATCCCTGATAATGTAGCCCATCTTCTTGTACTCATCGAATTTCTCATCCGGGATTCTGAGAACTCTGTTCTTTTTCTCAACTTTATACATATGGTTTCTCCCTTCAAAAATTGGCTCCATGCACACGCACAGAGCCAGTAATCAGTTTCTCTTATACACTCACATGGAAATCAATAGCGTCCATCTTGTGAGGCAGGATAAATACATCCTCGAAAGACTCCTCGAAGTAGTCATATTTACCCTGGGAACCTGCGGACGGCGGGTCGAGCTGAGCGAACTCGTAGGAAATCGGTGTGATTACCGCCATCGGATGTACCAGAACCATGTTGATCTGCTTCGCTGTGGAATCTACCTTCCAACCCTCGGTAAAGTCATACTTCGTCTTCATCATGTCACTCGGTACGCTCTCCGGAATCTTCACATCATCAATAGAATTGATTGCTCTCTTGATTGCATCAGAACGGCTACCTACATCAACGGTTCTGTAAATCTGCTTCGCATTGTTGATGAGCGTTCTGACATCCGGTGTCACATACAGAATTCTTCCGGCTCTCGGAACTCTCTTATTATCCATGTTCTTCATCATCTCATCAAAGACGGTCAGCACATTCTCCTCTGTCAGCACTTCACTGTGGGCTGTCTTCGCTCCGTCAGTAGTCCAGTCTGCATACAGCTTGGAAATGCAGTAAGCATTCATTTCCGGGAACTTCTGCTCCTCGTTGTAAACCTTCGTGATATTTCCGATTGCCACAACACCCTTGGTCTCGGCAATGTCTCTCGGATGTACCAGCGTCTGCCACTGTCTGTGATTCTCCAGGGTCAGCGGTTTCCACTCGTTGTTGTAGTTACGCTTTCTGGTTCCAATGGTGTCTCTGTCTCCATCGGTACGGCCAGTTGTGGAGATTGTCGGCACCTCGATAACTCTGGAATTTACCCAACGGAACCTTCCATTGTTCGGTGTCGCAAATAAGTCTCCAAAATACAGGACATACGGAAACATCTGCTCCAGTGTCTGTAAATACTCGGTTGCATAATTTAATTTCGCCATTTCATTCTCCTCCTGTTAGTTTTTGTCTGGCTGTCTGATTAAGTTGAACCCAAACGGATTAAACGGTGCTTCTTTGCCTTTGACTCCTTCGCCTCCGGCTCCACCAGTTCCGCCAACTCCTCTTGCAAAGAACGGCTTTCCTTCCTCATCCTCATGGGAATCGTCTTCCGGATCGTTATCATCTTCGATAACAAAAGCTCCCTTGTAGTCATCATTCTCCATAAGGGACTTCATAAACTCATCGCCTCCCAGGAACTTTCCATCTTCCAGGGTAAAGTTCTTCTTTTCAAACTCTGCTCTTACACCGTTTTCAGCAGGTTTGCTCGAGAACTTATAACCACCCATGAACATATCCAGTGCATGAGTACGCTCCTGGGCCGCAAGCTGTGCGGTCAGCTTCTGTGTTTCCTGGGTGTACTTCGTCTCCCAGTCCTTTGCAGATTGCTTAATGCCGTCAATATCCATGTCCTTGTAGGACTGAATCGTTGTGTTAGCATCTGACAACTGCTGCTTTACTCCGTCCAGCTCTGTAATCTTGGCATCTAGTTTCTCCTTCGACACATAGCCTCCGGCTTTCACATCTACTACCTGGATTTTCTTGTCGGCATCAATCGCTGCCTCCAGTTCTGCATAGGTCATAGCCTTAGGCTCTTCGCCGTCCTTCGGGGTTCCAAAAAGTTTCTTCAAAAATTCGTAAGCCATTTCACTTACCTTCCTTTCTTCGTTTCGCTGATTTCGTTTAGATTCCGGTTCACTCCGGCACTGCTATCGTGCATTTATATCTCCGCACGCAAGAGAAGGAGACAGTTTATATGCCATATCACAGGGCAAAAAACAACAGCCAGACGTTCCACCAACGGACCGGCTGACTGTTAATTATTTTCGTGGTCTTAAAGGGTGTCTACGAACTTCTGAGAGTTCCCAGGACACGTTTTAAGTGCTTCAATGGTAAATTGTAAGGGTTAATACGTTACGCCCTATACGGGGCAAATACCATTTAACCCATGGATGGGAGATAGTAGGATCACCTCCTTCCTACTCTGTGGTGTAGTCTTCAATAACCGGAATACCGTACTCAATGGCACAGGTATTCTCGATTTTGCACCCCCTGGCCCCCTGCCAGTCTTTAGCAAAGTAGGCGATGTCTGCTCCAGCCAAAAGCTCCAGGGATTTCCCTAAGAACCAAAGGGGCTTTGCATCCACCGGAGCTTCCTGGAAAAAGGAATCAATAACCTCTACCGGCTCTCCAATCTTTTGCTCTGCGCTCTGAATGGCTTTCTTGCGTTCTGCCAAAATATCTTCATCGGATTTTCCTTTCATTGGCTGAGAAATAAACAGTTTCTTCATAGTCTCGTTACCTCCTTATTTTGCTTTCTTATTCGCCCATACAGCTTTTCCACTGACTGAGCGGTTAAATGATACCAAGTTACCGTTGCCGTCATGTACGGCTGATACCTGCGTTCTGGCGGTATCTACGCTTCGTCCGGTTTGCTTGCAGAAATCCTTCATCTGCGATTCCTTCTCTTTCAGCTTCACAGATTCTTTCTGGAACTCCTCTCGGAAGTACGCTCTGTCGACTTCTGACTGAACCGTCTGGATATACGAATCATAGGCGGCCAGGATTCTCTTATACTCTCTGACCGCCCGTTCATATTCACGCTGCTTCTGCATACACTCATACTCCGTAAGAAGGTTCCCTGCAAACGAATACTTCGGTCTGCTGTAATCCTCCAGATCATCTTTCGTGTATGCCGGTTTTGAAATTCCCGGCCAGTACGGATAGAAGCTATGTCTGCAATTCCAACCGCACAAACCGGCTCCTGTTCCATATCCGGTTGCCTCGTAGAAGTTCTCATACCCCGGAGCTGTGCCCTCAATCTTGAACACCTTGCCCTGCCAGACTGAGTGTGAGGGTCTGGCTCCTGCATGAGCCGTTGTCTCGTAATACTCAGCTCCAAGCTCCGAAGCATACAACTCTGTCAGCTTTCCGGCTGTCTGATTTACTCCGGTCAGCAGAGCAGTTCTGACTGCCGTATCCAGCTTTGAGATATACCCACTGTCATACATGACCGATGTTCCTTTGACTGCCGCATCCCGGATAGCCTGTCTGATTGCCTCCTGGTACGAAAAAGCACCGGACGTAACCTTCATATAGGCTGCGTTCAGTGTCTGCATATACTCCTGCTGTGTGGCTATTGCCGTTGTCAGCGTAAGGTTTCCAATCTCTCCCCTACACTTCTCTGCGGCTGCCTCCATAGTTCTCTGCATCGCTCCAGAAAGAACAATATCCGATGTTTTCAGCTTTCCGGCCTGCAATAATGGCTTTGCATCCTGCAACATTCCGCTCAGGCCTGCATCCTGGAACAATCGCAATATTTCTGTATCGGATTTCCCTGTCAGAACACCAACTTCCCGGATTACATCATCCATCAACGCTCCGGACTGCTTCGCCTGTTTCAACTGCCACTCGGCTGTCGGTGTGATTCTTCCGGTCTTTGCTATCCTTCGTGCCACATCTCGGATGATCTGCTCATTCAACACATCGCACATTCCCAGATAACCGGAAGAAAAGCTATTCAAATATTCTGGTGTCAGCACTGCTCACACCTCCTATTCTTCTGTAGGAAATCTGGCTACCGGCTCCGGCATCATGTTCTTTGCCTCTTCCTCCGAGCATCCAAAATACCACGCAAGAAACGCTTCTGTTTTCAGCTTTCCGGCAACCACCATGGACCATCTACGCTGATACTCAGCTTCTGTGTCTTCCAGAACTCCATCGCCCCAGTTACAGTTCAGCTCCGTTTCTCCGTCCGGAACCATATCATAAAGCAATGCCAGAACCCTCATGGCGTATATGATTTTCTTAAATCCCTTATGCCATGCGTCCTGCATCGCCGTTACCGTATGGTATGACCTCTGCTTTGATACCCGGATTTCGTATGCCGTCTTCTCAATGTCCGTTGGTTCAGACAGCGTACCGTAGGCAAGGCCAACCAGGAACTCTATTTTCATTAGCTGCTTATTCAGTCCCTGGAACAACGCTTCGTGGCGAATCTGCGGTGCATACTCTTTTAGCAGTCCCTTGTTGGTTCCGTCCGCACTGTCGAAGTCAAATGTCTTGAACATCCTTTCCTTTCCTGCCGGAAGAACCGGCTTTCCATGCTTATCTGTCTGGAACAACTCAGAATCGCCCAAGATAGCGGCTTCTGTGGCTTTGTACTCCCACAATACACGCCCGTACTGAATGTCAGCTTGTTCTATTATCTCTGTAGCTCTGGAGAACACCGATACCCCCAACGGCGAGTCCGTATCGATATTATTCGCCTTTGGTACTTTGATGTACGCAAAAAGTGGCTTGTCGATGTTACCGATAATTACCGGTTCTTCCGACAGGCCCGCCCATTCATCCACCTCAGACAGTGGCACTTCTTTCCGGAATCTATCCCTCACAGCATAGGTTCCGTCATCGTTGTACTGGTAAATCTCCTCGGATTTGAACGCCTTGTTGATGATCGTATAGGTCATTCCCGTAAGCTCATGGTATTCAAGCCTGGTATACAGGTAATCTCCTACCTTCTTTCCTTCCACAAACACCGCCGCCGTTATCTCTCCCTTGTTGTTGAACGCACATGGGAAGAAATCCACCGCTTTCACGAAATCCAACTCGATTGCCGTTGGTCTTCCGTTTTCATCTATGTTCGTCACGAACGGCTTTACCGCAATAGCCCCACCTTCGCAGTACATCTCAACAAATTTGTTCAAGTCCGTAAGCTGGTCTTTCAACTGTTCATTGATGAAAGCAGCCATCGGACTGCCAGTTACCTCCATGCTGAACTCCGTTAGTATCAGCCTGGCAAATTCCTCCGAGATCGCTGACGGCAGATTCAGAGGAATCACATTGTCTTTTCCGCCTCTCCATGGCGGTTCATTCTTGTACATGTTGTGCCACAGCTCTATGGCATTCTGCATTACTCCGGATTCGCATATATCAACGCCCAGGGCTTTTTCCACACTGTTATTCGGCACCAATCTTCTCAACACCTTTCTCAATATATTTGCAATTCTCAATCAGTTCACCCCGTCTTCTTAATGAATTTCTTTATCCTCTTCTCGAAGCTGTACTCCATAGCATCCAGAGAGTCAATATCACTGGTTCCATCATCCAGACGCTCCAGTTCCATTTTCTTCGGATTCCAAACCGCCATGCTGATAGCTTCGAGAACACTTTCACAATCTGGCGTAAAGAACACACGCCCAGTTGCTGAGAGCGTGGTCATTGTGAAGATACGGTCTGTAATCTTGCACTTGGCAGCATTCGTGACATTGATATTTCCCAGTTCCGCCTCAATCATAGCTTTCTGCAAACCTCGTTTCAGCACCAGTTCCGCAGAATCGCAGTACACATTCGTAATGAATCCGTACCGGTCCAATATCTTCTCAACGAATTTCATAAACATCCGGTTCAAATCATCGGGGTCTGTTCCGTCTGCATCGTGCCATTCAGAGGACAGTACATACAGTTTCTCATATCCCTGGGTAATACCAGACGCAACAAAAGCGTGGCCGGAGCCGTTACCTCCGAAGTCCACGCCTATATTCAGCTCTATGAACTCTCCACGTTTCGCCATGTCAATCGTCTCTTCCAACGGCACGATGTACTCATCGTCCTCCGCCGCTATGGAAGTTGCCAGCTTAACGTATATCAGGCCTTCTGCAATACTTCTCTTACCTTCAATATCTCGGATGTACCAGATGCTGTCCTTGTCATACTGGCTGACAATCTCAGCTATTCTCTGCTTCGGGATGTTGATATTCTCGAAGATATTGAAATGCTCGTAATTGTAACCACCCAGAAGCTCTCCCTTGGCCGCTTTCTCAGCGTATTTGTCAATGTAATCAACGTATATCGCTGCCTTAGGATGGTCTGGGTTCAAGTCCCAGAAGATTTTTCTGTTCTTGGCTGCCAGTTGTCGGTTGAATGCCTCTTTGATGGTGTTGTCATGATGCAGGTTGATCTCGGTTGCAATCCACATACCGTATGAGTTACCTCGGATTTTCTTGTAACTATCGGACGCTGCACCTCCGGCGAAGATTACAATCTTGTCTTTGTACCCCGTATCCGGGCCATTTATCAGCAGGCAGTCATTCCCTTTGTACTGAGTCCACCTGCACTGCCCACGAAATATATACTCAAGACCGAACCCATTAGCATCTCCAATGTTCAGCTTAGCATTCGCCATAGTAGAACCAGTCGCCAGGTGGATTCTATCCTTCGTCGTTTTTAATTCGTGAGCAAATGCGAAAACATTATCTACCGTCTTACCGGAACGAACAGCACCTTCCAGGATATTGTAGGTACTGTTCGCACAATTTTTGATATACCTCTTGTGCTTGTCGCTGAAATTGAACCCTATACGCTTGCGCCTGTTGACCTTGACATACGGGTTGGATAAGCCCTTATTCTTCGCCGCCATAAATGTCGGCTTCGATACCCTCCATGTCTTCTATCTCGTAAAGACCAATTTCCTGCTTATCTCTCCAGATGTCCGGCCTACGATTCTTCAACCAGAAACAGCACGCTCCTACGTCCGGTATGATGTCCTCTTCGGTCTCAACCGTCTCTATCTTCGCAGGCTTGGTATTACCGTCTTTGTCCATCTCAATAATTTTCCGGGTTACTTTCGTTTTCTTCTTACTTCCTTTTGCTCGCTTATACAGACTCAGTTCGACTTCTGCATCTGCATATTCTTTTCCGGCGGCCAGAGCCTCTGCAAACTCCGGGTAATCCTTTTTCCAACGGTTGATTGTCCTCGGAGATACCTCGAATGCGTCAGCTAAATCCTCATCCGTACCGCCTCTCATGCACAATACCTTGGCAATTTTTACAAATCTCTCATCATACTTCTGCTTTGCCGCCATTCAACCACCTACTTCCCTGCCAGGTAGTCGGCCGCCCAGTATTCAATCATCTGCCATTTATTCTTACTGGTAATCGTGCCGTCCTTCTCTGCTTTTTTCAGAGCTTTTTTGATTACTTCTGCCGATTCTACCGGAATGGCAGCACTGCCAAATACTTTCGCAAGGTACGTCCAATCCATGTCTGGGTCAAAACCGGCATTGTCCATTTTCTCATTTGCAGCATCAATCATGGAATGGACTGCCGCCCCTACGTTCCGGATGTCCGTAAACTGCTGGTACTTATCCAGTGTCTCCACGAACTTCTCACACTGCTCATAGGCAGCAACACCGATAATCTCAGCACAACTACCGTTCAGATTCTTCATCAGTTCATCCAAGTCTCTAATCTGGTTCGGAAGAAACGCAAACGCAATGGTCTTGAAATCAAACTGAACCGCCGGAGTATTCAGCTTATCAAACTGCTCCAACGGTTCTTCCAGAATTTCTTTCCCTATATAGCTCTCCATCATATCATCGACGTTATCCATCAGCTTCACAATTTCTCTCAGCGTACTCTCATCATCAAACCCAGAGATTGCATTGTGAGCCAACTGCTTAGAAGCCGCCTTGCTTCGGGTCAGCCCGCTCCTATCCAGGATAACGATAATCTCTTTCAGTCCAGCCTCTCTTGCACTCTTTACTCTGTGATGCCCTGAAATAATCTCCAGCTTCTCTCCCATCAGTGCAATCAGAGGTAAACTCTCCAACTGCCCTCTGTTTTTGATGTTCGCTGTGAGCTGGTCCTGCATCTCATTTTTCATTATCCTGGCATTGATGTCCTGCTCCTTAAGCTCTGCTAACTGCACCTTCGCAATGTACAGCTCCGTACCCATGTCATAAATTATTTCATATTTTGCTTTCTGCTCTTCTGCCACTGTCTTTCCCTCCTTAACCATTCTTCCAATGTTTCCTGCTCTGTTCGGTCAGTCAGCTCCGCTTCGTATGTCAGCTTGAAACCGTTGTTCTTATCCTTCTGCCGGTTTACCAGCTTCATAATGCCCCGGACTTCTTTGTTCTCCGGATACTTCGTCAGCATGGCGGTCCGGACTTTCGTTACCTTCTCACGTTCCAGATCGTCCAGGAGCGTTTCTGTGAAGCAATGATTCTGTGCCAACATATACAGTAGTCTACCGAGCCGATACGTGGTGTGTGGGACCTTCATAACGTACCAGATGAAGAGTGATGTGGCTTGCATCTTTGAAATCCCAAATACGCCCGATACCATCCCGTCAATCAGAACAGCTCTATTGAACGTAGCCGATGAACCAACAAAATTATGCGTCCATAGCTGTCTGTAATACTGTGCCTCTGCTGCTTTAATGGAGATGATCTGTACCTTGCTTTTCTCCGTTATCTCGTAATCTCTCGGCAACATACTACAGGCAATCGGTGCCAGCTTACTTTCGGAAGGTCTTTTGATTTTTCTTCCCTCTGCCAGTGCCGCCGCTTCTTCTCCTCTGTTCGAAGTAATGTAGCTGTTCAAATCTGCTCTCGTACCGGCTCTTGCAAATATCGGCTCTCCTACAGCCTCTCCGGTTCTTTTTTCCTGGTAGCAAACAACCAGCGCATTCGCATTCATGCACCGGTCAAACAACTCAATGTGTCCTGTTTCCGGGTCGAACAGCTTATACTCTGGTTCTTTCCAGGTCATTTTCCCCTGTGTGTCATAGAACTTCTCATAGCCGGAGAAGTAGGTCGGTGGATTGGCAATAACCAGCGTGTGTGGATCGTCAAGCACCTCGTCCAGATGATCCCACATATCCAACGGGCGATACGTCATGCCATACATTTCCTTCTTGATATTCTCCAGGCTCTGTCGGATATGCTCAATATGTTCCTCTCTTCTGTCTCTTAAATCTTTCAGCAGATTAAAGAAATACTCATTGCCGGCCGTCTTCGATGTTCTCAGATACATCTGAGCATACAAGGCAACCGCCGGGTCCAACAGTTCCTCATCGGAAAATCCCTGGGCGTGTATCTCCAGTTCATCAAGTGGCTTGCCCGTAATGGCATACCCCATAACCGAACTCATCATAGACACATCGCTCGTCTCAATCTGCTCCGGCTTATACCCGTTCTGGATTGCCAAGTTGCTCATGGCGAATGTTCCGGCACATGGCTCCACAAACCTCGTATACCCGTTCTTCGCAGCATTCTTTATCAGATTTACCAAGTATCTCTGCTCCACCGTACCCAAGCACCCCAAAAACATCTCTCCTGGGTCTCTGAAAAATGCCATTGCTTATCAACTCTCCCTTCTCTCGTTTGCATTAAAAAAGGCACCGTACCCTTTCGGATGCGATGCCGTTGTTTTTGGACCGGAGCCCTGCGATGAACAGGGCCTCAACTATGGAATAGTCGTGTGCTGCCTACACCAGCTCCGGATATTATATTAAAGCGCCCATACCAAACAGACTCATTTGCTGGTAGCCATCATCTGGCTTCGTCTGCACTTCGGGCTTCTTACTTGTCGTTGCTACCTTCTTTCCCTTCGGGGGATTCGGGTCTGGAAGTTCTTCGATAATCTCTCCAGTGTTCTCCACCCACCACTCAGCAAAAACAGTTCTGTGACACCAATCTTCCGGGATTCTCACATCCTCGTAGCACAGGAGGACCAAATCCTTTCCCTGGGCCGCTGCGTCACGTTCCATCTTCATAACCATGTTGATGATTCTGTCCTTGCCTATGCCGTTCAGCTTCTCGTAATAGGCTTTCTTGAAATCTTCCAGGTTCATTCTCAGCATATACCCTTTCGGTGCCAGTGAGTAGCACTGGTTTTCCAGTCTGTACGCCAGTTTGAATTTCGGCGTCCCGATGCTGATTCCTACACAGTAATATTTGCCATCTGCAAGCTCTTTGTTGCTATATCTGCTCGTATAAATTCCCATTGTCCGTCTGCTCCTTTTCCCTTGAAAAACCGTTGTTTTCCATACTTTAATTATACCAGATTACCTACCTAAGTACAGGGAATACAGGCTGTTTACCGTTTTTTAAGAATCCCTTCCTCCGGCTTTGCGGTCCGAAGACCGCCCAGCCATCAGAGAAGGAAAAGTCGATTCACAGTGCTCCATTTTTATGGTGTGACATATGGGCTTTTGGCACTTACTACGTTACCACAGGTATTTTACCCTCGTCAATTCCATATTTTCTACTGTTTTTGAACCCAGTTTTCTCACACCCCCAACAGGTACACCGCTATGATTTTGCAGGCGTTACCGATGTCCTTATAGACAGTCTTCTCACTCACGCATTCCTCACTCGCAATCTGAGCAACCGTCTTTTCTTCCTCCGCTATGTAGTATTCGTACACTTCCCTGTAACACCGCATAGCTTCTGGCTTTTTCGATGTTTCGCACTCCTCCCGGTACGTCTCAATCGCACGCTCTATCCGGTTGATGTAATACATATTCTCCGCCCTGCGTTTTTCTTCTTTCTCTACTACGCTTTCCTGGCTATTGATATGTGCCGAACCCATCAAATCTCTTAGGAACGCCCACCGTTTTTCTACTTTCTCGCTTTCCGTAAATTCTTCCTTTTCCGGGATTTCCCTTTTCAGTCTACGGTAGTCTGATAACAATTTCTTGGTTCTTTTTACCTTATCAGCGTTACTCTGCTCACGTTTTTCGGTCTTTTTTCGCTCTTCTCTGCACATTTTGACCGCTTCTCTCGCAGATATTTCCGCTATCTGTGTCAGCTCTCTCCCTGTTACCTGGTAGATTCTGTTTCCCTCCAGACTCTCCGTTTCCACAGGTGCGATTGCTAACAGTTCCTGCTCACTCTGCCTTTCCATATACCGCCATACCTCCTTGACTTTTCTTGCTCTGCTCCATATAATGAATCTATCTACGAACATTTGAGGAGCTGCCGTGGGGTTATGGCGGCTTTTCTTTTTAATCTAAAATCTGTAACCCAAGTGCTACATAGCCTTCCTGCAATCCGATAAAGTCTCTTAGAACATATCTTACTACCGCTCCGATTTCTCTTCCGCTGTATTTGATGTTGTCCCATTCTTTCAGAATCAGCACATCTCCCACCTGGAAGTCTCTGTCATTCTTCCGGATTTCAAACGGTTTGTTGCCCTCTATCGTTTCCTGGAAATATTTTGGGTATGTCTTCAGCTCGTGTGTCATGCCCTACCTCCTGTACTTCTTGCACGAAGCGAAGTGCGAAATATAGCCTGCTCCATCTCCACGCTCGCCTACCAGGATTCTTCCTGTCACTACCTCTCCGTCCGGCGTGACAATCTTCTCTTTCCCGGTACTGTCCTTCTTGTAATTATGCAGTGCCATGTCTACCGGCATATTCTTTCCAGACCGCATCCGCACCCACAGGATTCTTCTACCGCACTGGCGGCACGTTCCTTCGCTTGCCCTGCTGATCACAACCGCACCTTCTTTCCCTTTCCTGCTGTTCCGTATCTCAAAGCCTCATTCAGAACAGCGACCATCTCCGTAATGCTTACTGCTATTGCCTGGTTCCGGTTTCTGTCATTGATGCTTACCATACCAGTCTGCAAGCTGGCCTTGATTCCGACATCCGTTACTTTCTGATGCAGGATTCTCTTCTCTTTCTGAAATACTCCGGTTCCTTTGAACTTCGTATATGTACCCTTCGTCTCAGCGTACACTCCATCCATCGGCCCTTCCTTCGAGTCTGTAACATGCCCTATGATAAAATCACTCATACCGTTCCTCCTTTACTCCGGTAACGATGTTTCAGTTACCTGCTTTGCCCCTATGCTGCTTAATTTCTTCAACACCTCCGGGATATTCATTCTTTCAATCGTGTCTTTCGCAAGGTTTTCTTTCAAATTCTGTTCCAGTGATTTTATCAGAGATTCCTCTACCTCTCTCTTAGCATTCGCAATCAGCTTTTCAACCTTCTTTCCAAGTTCCTCTTCCAGATACTGACTCGTGAGCAGACCAGCAGCGGATAATTTTCTGTCACTGGAATAACTTGCAATGCGGCCGTCCCTGTCATATCTCTTTTCCGTAAGGAACAGTTCAAATCTCTCTCCCACGTATTCAGACAGGGGCTTGTACGTTACTTCATCGCTCCAGGTGTTTTTCTTTTCCGGGATAACAATCTTTCCGATCTTCTCCTCACACACGTTAGCAATGAACTGGTCTACGGTTGCCTGTATCGTTTCTTCTGCCTCCAGAATCTTCTCTGCAATTTTATTATCCACTGCCTTAACAGCTTCATTCGTTGCCTTTTCCAGAAGGGCGTTTTCCACGCCCTTCACAATCCGTTCTCTTAACTCATCATCGATGGAGTATGCCTCTTCATCCATCCAGTCAAGTTCTACCTCGATATTAAATTTTGCCATTCGACTTTTCCTCCTGTTTCTGTTTTTCTGCTTCTGCCGTCATTCTTTGGAAAACGCAAAAGCCCTTGCACCTGTCCGGCGGCACTCCGCATGATTTACACGATATGAACAATGACCCATCTTCTTTTCTCGGTCTTTTATCCATGTATTATCCCTTCATTTCCTCTTCAACCTCTGCTCCGCACCGGCAACAGATATTCTGGATTGGCTCACCCAGTTCTCCTCTGAAAATCTGGATGTTATCCATGTGGATTACCGCTGTACACATCGGGTCATAATGCTCTGCCAGGAAATGCTTGATAGGTTCCGCCGCTGCCTCGAACTCCTTCATCAGCTTTTCAGCCTTTTCCTTCTCTTCCTCTTCCGGATGCAGAAGTCTCTCATAATCCGTCCAGCGTTCATCAATGTATCTTCTCTCCAACAGTTTTCTCTTTCCATCTTTCTCAATAACAACCTGGCTCCCTTCCACTGCCAGGATTCTTACTGGCTCGTCCATATACTTTTCTCTATCGAAAGTCGGTACAGGAACCATAAAATCTAAGCGAAACGCACGTTCCATTTCCCATGGCATTACCTCACGCACCTTATCTGTTCTGATTGCCATTCTGCCTACTAAATCTCTTAAATTCATTTACTCTTCCTCCTCTGGTTCATCATATCCATACTCATCATCTTCGGTGTCGGTTTCATCTTCCTCAGTGCCACTTGTAATCTCTGTACCGTCCCCTGCACCGTCTAAATCGGTTTCATCAGTAAATTGTGTATCTTCCGGGTTATCGCCCGTAGAATCGTCATATACGCTCTCGTCTGCATCCTCGTATTCTTCCACCGGACCAGGAAGGGCGTGTTCATCTGCTACCTCTCCCGGAAGTTCCGGATGTTCGATGTACTCCGGACCATTATCCGGCTCAATCCCTGCCGGTCCCGGTTCCGTCACATCTCTGTAGTCAGCATCGAAAATACTTCTCTGTGTTGTATCGGCTACCGGCCGCATCTCGTACTCCCCGGTCTCCTCATTCAAGAACAGTTCCATCTCGGTATCCAGATTGCCCTTCTTCATATCTTCAACTTTCATCTGGCTTGTTACCTTATGGCTGAACTTTGGCTTCGCAATCTCTCTGCTTTCTCCTGGAATGTTTGGATTGTAATTCGGCACATACTCTCTCACGAGCGATACATCCAGTTTCAGTGTCAGCGTTCCTTCCTGGCATTCCTTTTCCTGCATATTACCGAGTAGTCTCTGTAATACGAAATTCATATCTCTCTTCATGTCATTAAAGGTATCGCCATCAAAATTCAATTCTTTCACAAAATCACTCATCCTACTTACCCGCCTTCCCGAACTGGATATTATGTTCTTTCATGTACTCCTGCAAATCCTTCAACTGCTGGAGTGTGCCAATCGCATAGAAGGTTGCCTTGTATTTCTTCTCCTCCGGAAGAGCTTCTTTTTCGGCCGGCTTTTCTGCAGGTTCCTCACTCTGCACATCGGCCGTCTTATCCGGAACAGGTGCATTGTAGCCAGATTCCGAAGCTCTTTCCTCCTGGGCCTGCTGTTCTGCCAGTGCTTTTTCTCTCTCCGCACGTTCCGCAGCGATTCTTTCAGCCTCCTGGCGTCTGCGCTCCTCTGCTTCTTTGGCCCTGGCTTCTGCTTCGACTCTCCGGCGTTCCTCTTCCTCTGCTTTTCTCTTGCGGTCTGCCTCCATCTGCTCTTCAAACTTAATCAGACGAGCATTCTCAGCCATAGCCTGGGACATATCGAGTGTTCTCACATATACATCCTTCGCATTCAGTTTGTACTTGCTATCCAGTGCATCAATAGCCGCCAGGTCGCTCTTTACTCTCTGAATCTTTTCCTGGATTTCGGTTGCCGCCTTGCTTTCCTTGAAGCTCACGTTCAGATACTGTGCCTCGAACACTCGCTCAAAAGGAAGAACCTCTGCCAGCTCTCCGATTGCCTCAGTATATACATCCTGTAGTCTGGCTTTCTTCTCCTCTTTTACGCTGTTCTCATATTCCTTTACTTGCCCGTCAATGATGCTGATCTGCTCCTTGATGAGTGCCGTTACATCCTTCAAGTCACTCTCGAACACTTCATACGGCTCCATGCACTTTTTCTTGACGAGCTTTCTTCTGTCCTCAATCTCATTGAGCAGTTTTCTAAGGGCGGCTCTGTCATTCTTCGCATCCGATACCGTATCTTCCGTATACACCAAGCCCTGGTATGCTGCCACAATGCTTCTGACATTCTCCTCCAGCTCTGCTTTGTTCCAGTCAATCTTCTGCAAGAACCCGTCTTCCGTTGGATTTACCAGTCTTATCTCCATTTTTTCATCCACTGTGAATTTCCTCCTATTCTTCCTCTGACAAATTTATAATCGTCACTTCTACTCTCGGATTCTCTGAGTAGAACTTCCGGCACTGACAGTCAACAATCTGCGTATCATCGTAATATGCCAGGTTGTTGAGGCTGTCAGCGATAATCTTTACCACGTTATCCATATCCGGTTTCTTAGTCGGGCGTATCTCTCCGGCCAGCATCGCAGCTCTTTTTTTCTTCGATGCCGACTTAGGAATCCGGTAGTACGCCTTAATCCGCATATCCAGCATCGCCTCTTTCGGAAAGTTCTCTGTCCCGTAGGCCGTCTGCCATTCCAGCTTTACCAGATTTTCATAGGACACCGTATCTTTCGGGGTTATGGCATGGCCGGTCTTCGTATTGAATCTCGGTCTGCCTTTTCCTTTCGGCTCCCCGTACACCGTAAACTTCGCTTTTTTCATGTCCGCCTCCTACTGACTTCCCAGGTTGCTTTCCTCAAGCATGGCCTGGATGCAGTACCAGCTACTCTTCTTTCCTTCTCTCGCAACCTTGATATGCCGGGTTGTATAACCGTTCATTACCAGGATTCCTGCAATAGTCCGTCTGTCCTCCGCATTGAAAATTCTCAGCGTGGCGTCCGGCTCAAACTGTTCATCCGCTGTTTGCATACCGAATAGCTTCGCCGGGTGGATTTCCAGGGTTTCCGCAATTTTGATGAGGGAGGATGCCGGGATGTCTACTCTGCCTTTTTCGTAATCCGCTACCGCTGACTGGCTTTTGCCGATTGCTTTTCCCAGGTCCTCCATCGTCATATTCTTTTCTGTCCTGCAACTCCGGATATTCGCTCCAATCTCTGCCATATCCATATCTCACTTCACCTCCATATCACACCTTCCCCTGCAAGTTCCGCATGACCTGTTGGAACTTCGCCCTCGTTTCCTCAGACATTCCAGGTTCCGGTTCTGTTTTTTCTTCTGCCTGTTTCTTAGCTTCGAGCGCAGGCTGCTCTTTCTTTTCCAACTCCAACGCATTGTCTCTCATGCTGGCAATCAGCAACCGGATTGATTCCGGCAGCTTTTTCTCCTCGCTGATTCTCTGCACTGTTGTCCTGTAATTCCGGATAAAATGAGACTGCTCTACCGTCTCAACCCGTTCAGAATCCATCAACGCCCACTCTTTCAGATTTGCCGCACTTCCTACGGCTCTCTGGCAAGCCTCCGGCAGTTTCTCAAATTCTTCCACCGAATGATACCCGGAATTTCTGACCGCCTTTCTTACCAAAGACCATGCCTCCAACTCACTCATGCTGCTATCCACGCTCTCAACAATCTGCGTTGCCTTTTCTCTGATGTCTGCTATCGTTGGCGGAAACTTCTCTGTCAGCATATACTTCTGGATTGCTACGTTGGCCTGCTGATACGGAATATCTTTCAGCAACTCAAACCATACATTGAAAGCATCCTGGTCTGGAATGAATGTCGGCTGTGCGTATACAGCTTTCATTCCCTTAACAAGCGTTTTGAACTCCTCTCTTGTCATTACCAGTTGTCTACCTCACTCACTCTATTCTGAATCCGGTCCCCGGCCGACCTCTGCGGAATCTGCGTCATTTTATCCCAGATAATGCCTTTCCAGTTATTTGACATACACTCCTCAATCAAATCGCACACCCGGCCTTCTCCAAATTCTGCTACTTTCTTCTCTACCTGCCGGAGAAGAGATTTCATGCCCTGCTCTTTGTAACCTTCCTTGCGTTCAATCTTGTATGTACACCATTCACGCATCTTTTCTCTGATTTCTCCGCCGAGTGCATAATCCGGAACCAGACGCTCATAGAGCTGCATCGTGTCTTCCTTCTTTACCGTTGCCTTTTTCGGCTTCGGCGGCTTTTCTACTGGTGGCTTCTCCTGCTCCGGTTCCTGCATCTCCGGAATCAATGCCTCCGGTGCCTGGGAACCGCTCAGTTTCTTCTCGTCCTGGATGCGGCGATAATACTTCCTCTGCCGGTCCGCCTCTGTAGAACTCTGCCCGATGAAATTCTGAATATCCATCATGTAGATTGCACCGTTATCCAGTACCTCTACCAGCTTCAACTGTTCAAAAATTTTCATCGCACGTTCTACCGTCCCTACCTGGTGTCTCGTAATCGTTGAGATCATCTCCAGACTGTACGGGATGTAGTCCTTGTACATCAGCCGCCCTTCATTTTTCAAGCTCCGCAGGTACATCTTCATGAGTATGTCGCTGTACAAGTACCCATCTTTCATTCCCTGGAGAAGCAGCATTTCATCAGAATCGAAGAAATCCTCCTTCAATTTCAAGTAGTAGTATTTTTTGTTATCTGCCATCTGCTCACCGCCTAAATTCCGGCTACCAGGTTCGTAATTGAAATCGGTCTCTTCAAAACCTTTGTATGCCTACAACAATCGCACATCTCGCATCTGTCCGGTTCAACCTCTCCGTTCTTCACTCTGAGGATTCTCGGCATATTCATTTCTACCATGTTTTTTGCTTCATCGAGATAGTTCTGCGTCACTTGAATCACTTCGATGTTCGGCTCCTCTTCCTTTGTCCCTGCTGCAATATAGAATGGCAATCTTAGTCCTGTATTACGATACACAACTTCTTGATAGATTGCTCCTTGAATGTCGTACCCCCAATATCTTATAAAATCGAGATATCCTATATCTCGCACCCATTTTGGTTTCGTAATCGATTCAACTACTTTAAGATCAGTGATAGCAATTCCCTCTGCGTAACTGTCAATTTTGATTTTCCACTTTGTTCCAAACAATTCAGCAGTCATAATAACCTGCTTTTTTCCGCTCATATACATCATGAATAATGGATCTCGCTCCATTCTCTCAATGATTTTGTCTGCCTGTATGTATGGTGCTTTCAATCCTCCATCTTGTGTAAAAATCTCCGGCGTTTCTTTCTTGAACTCCCCTACTGTTCCTTCAAAGTAGGAGTCCACGTATGAACCTACCAGAAGCGGCGTGGTCTTTTTCTGCGCCCACCGTTCTTCCAGCTTCTCAATGGCCGAAAATTCACACGCCATCTTTCCGTATGTTCCGGCGAAATCCTTATACTGGGACACGCTCATGTACTCCTTGTTCGCTTCTTTGCTATAATAATTCTCTGCCGTCAAAACCATATGTCACTGCCTCCTACGCCTCTTCCAAAACCATTCCGTCAATAACCGGCTCTGCCTGCTTCTGGGCTTTCATCGCTGCAAAAGCGTCTACCGGCTTATCATTTTCCGGCAACAGTGCCTGTCCTGTTGTCGTTCCCGGAAGGGACTGCTGATTGAATACCGCATCTCCACCATCTTCGTAGGCTTTTGCCTGCTCTATATTGTCAAAGTCCAAATCAATCAGCTTGCACAGTCTTCTCAGCACCGTTTTCTTGTACATCTCGCCGGTACTGCTTCTCCACGCCTGGCTGTCTTTCGCCTTGGAGTAGGTGTTCCTTACATTTTCGATGTCGTTCTTGCTCATGGTGTCATACATCATCGAGCCATCTTCAAAAAGTACCACCGCAAATGCACCGACCATCTCCTTGTCAGAGAACGGAATCGGTTTAAAATACACGTTCTGCCGTCCGCTGTCAATAGTTTCCGAAAACTCATCCCCTTCTCTTACTACTTTGGCAAAAATGTCCTTAATCTTATTTTTGCTGTACCGCTTGCAGAGCTTGATTTCGCCCTTATAATCGGTCTGAAAGCTGAGGTTTCCGCCATACGGGATGGCGTAACACTCGCCGTTGAAGAAGTCCAGTCCCAAGTACGCTGCTTTCGCTAAGCAAACCGGGATGGTCTCCGGGTTGATTTTCTCTAACTGTGCTTTCTTCTTATCGTCCTTCATCATATCCTGGATCACTGTAATGCAATTCAGAATAAATCTCTGCTGATTAAACCCGGCCGGTAACGCTTCTTTGTTCTCGGTCAGTTTCTTCGTCAGTCCGGTTTTTATCGTGCCGTACCACTGTTCTACGGTCATCTGTCCCATATCCTACCTCCTATGCTTTTTCTAGGCTCTCGCCCAGTAATTCAAATATTTCATCAATCGTCATGCCTTTTAAGCACTCCTCGCACACATAACTTCCGCAACTCTCATAGAATCTGTCGCCCGGATAAATTCCTTCCAGACATTCCGAACAGATATGAACCTCTTTCGGTTCCGGAGCATTCGGGCATCTCGGATGGCAAGGATTCTGTCCACATATCTCACACATCTTCCTCTTCCTCATCCGGCATCTCCAGAACACCAGTCACGCTCTGTATCATTTCCGGAATCCACAGTCTTGCAAGTATCGCCGCCGGAAGAATCAAATACTCTCCTCCAAAAGCTACCCTGCCTCTCTGCTCACAAGCCATCACGATACAGAAGCACTGGAAAATTCCCATGATGCTTATGTATGCTATCCAGCCCAGGACCTCTGCCATATCCACTGTGTAGATTCTGCTCAGTTTCTTCCACAGAACCCTGTGCATCCTACGTCTCATAACCCTGCTTCTCATGCTGTCTGCCTCCGTTCAGTGAAAATTCCGATGTTGATTCCCTTGCTGGACTCAAATCTTTCTATCAGTTCCTCTTTGCTCTCAATTCCGTAATCTCTTTTCAGAATTTCAAGCATTTTCTGTACGTCCATACTCACACCTTCTTCAAATACTTCTCGCCTACGATTTTCAGCTCACTGATGGACTCCGCAACTTCATCTAAAAAAGCCAGGATCTTTTTCAGCTCCGGCTTCTCCGTTTCGTCGATGATTCCATCTTCTGTAATGTCTACGAGTTCTTTTTTGATGCGGTTCAGCTCATCGCAATCCAGTCTCTTCATCAGCCGAAGGGTTATCCCTTCCAGGCCTTTCACCTCTGTTGCAACCGGAAGATAACTGCATATCGGGCATTCATGCTTGCAATACCCAGTTTTCAGCTCCGGTGCATTATAGAGGTCTGCCATGAGAACCACCTTGTCTACCGGAACTACCTTCGTATTTCCCAACTCATAATCTGCGAGTGTTGAAACAGATATGCCAAGCAACTCCGCCGCACCTTCTCTGGAGTATAGCCTCTCGTTGTACATTGCTGCCCTTTTTCTGGCAACAAAATACACATTTTCATTACCTTTCGTAGAGCCTCTTCCCATTTCTTCACACCATCTTTCCTGTTACAATTTAACTGTCTTTAGAGGAATCCTGTTTCCCTTGATATTCCTGGATTCCGAGCGCACCGCTTATCACTTTCATAACCGGTGGCGAATAGCATCTGCCACAGATAATTGCATTCAGATATTGTGTAGAGTAACCAGTCTTATCAGCCAGCTCCCCTGTGTTCATATCCAGGTCAATCATGGCTTTTCTTGCATCCATACACCAATCTCTGGTTGCTTCTTTCATGGACGCTGATGCCTTTTCGATGTTGAGAAGGTCACTGATTGCACTTGCAATCGAATCCGAGTAAATCCGGCCATTCACAACTCCGGATACCCTGGTTCTTGACTTGCCGATTCTCTCAGCCAAATCGTTGATAGACCAGCCACGTTCAATCAGACCCTTCTTAACTTCCTTGCCCCAGTCAGTGATATTGCCCTGCATTATGCTTTTCCTCCTTTCTGATGGATTTTTGCATATGTAGTTTACTTTCTCGAAGTAAAATGATACAATTTAACGGTACAAGCGTACACTACATACGCAATCACAAACTACTTATGCGATTTAGCACTTCCCATTTGCGAATCATTTGTAGCTTGTGATTGTATTGTAGCTCGAAAACTCGAATTTGTAAAGAGTTTTTCTTCGATTTCTCGAATTAT